TGGAGAGGCAGCCGGTTCAATCGAATGGGTAATCAAAGAGATCCAGGACACCGCGACCGAGAATTATAAAAAGAGGATCCAGGAAGATCTACATAGATTTAGCAAAACCCCAAATCTAACCGATGAATCATTTGCCGGGAACCTCTCCGGGATTGCTCTCTCCTACAAACTGCTCGGAATGGAATGGACTGCAGCAACAAAAGAGCGCCAATTTAAACTCGCGCTGCAGCGTAGAATGATGCTTATAAATAAGATCCTGAAAATCAAAGGGAAAGAATATGATTATCGCGAGATCCAAATTAAGTTCACCCGGAGCATTCCCCAAAATGTAGCGGAAATAGTTGAAATGCTAATTAAGACTTATGGGAAAATATCAGAGGAAACGTTCCTTGCTCAGTTGCCATTTATTGAAAGCCCAGCAGATGAAATTATTCGCCTGGACAAAGAGCGGGAGGAACTGGACAAACGCCTTATCGCCCGAGGAGAAGTAGATTTGGATAAGGGAACGCCTAATGAACTACCGTAAATTAACGCAGGAAATGACAGCGCAGGAGAAATATATCGCGAGCCAGTACAGGATTGCACTAAATCAAACCCGCGCCAGGCTTGCGCTTGTTTATGAAAAGTATGCTGTTGAGGGAGTTCTTACCTATGCGGAAATGGCAAAATACGGTCGATTAACAGCCTTAGAAAAATCAATGATGGGATACTTTACGAGCAAAAATATCGGCGTCGTTTCCTCATTGCGGAGGCTCCCACGGGAAACCCTGGATACAATGTTTAAAGACTTTGCCTACCAGTTCGATAATAAATACGGGATCCGGCTTTCATGGTCGCTGATTCCTACAGCAGCAGTTGAGGATATAGTAAATAATCCATTGGATAAGATTGCCAGGGATGCACTAACGACAAAGCAGCGGGATAGGATCCACCGATCATTAACCCAAGGATTCCTGCAGGGACAGGGTTATAATGAAATGGCAAAAGGCATTTCCAAAGTATACGGAACAACGGCCTATGATGCTTTCCGGGTTGCCAGGACAGAGGGACAGCGGTCAGCCTTATCAGCCCAGCGGGGAGTATATGACCAATCTGTATCATTGGGAGTAATCACCGACCTATTTTGGGATGCTTACGACCAGCCTTCCCGGACACGCCAAAACCATCTAATCATGAACAATAACAAAGCGAAACAGCATAAGGGAACATTAATGTTCAAGTATGTAAACGGCCAATGGGTAACGGGACCAATGGCGTCGAACCTGGCAGCTGCAGAGGTAATAAATTGCCGCTGCAGGTTACGCGAGGAATTAGTAGAGATCCCGGAGGATATTGAAACCGGGATACCACAAACCAGCTTCCTGGAATGGGAAAAGGAGTCAAAGCTATGATGATAATTGCGGGACCTTGCGCGATAGAAGGTGAAAACTTTATTGAGATTGCAAAGGTGGTTAAAAAGTACGGCGCGACACATTTGAGAGGTGGGATATTTAAACCAAGATCTTCTCCTTTCCGCTGGAGCGGGCTACACGAATTAGCTATACCATTGGCACGGGAGGCCAAACGGGTTACCGGGCTTCCTTTTGTGGTTGAGGCGATGAATTGTAAACAAATAGAATTGCTCTATGATGTTGCCGACGTGTTCCAGATCGGCGCGAGGAATTGCCAGGATTCCGAATTGCTCCGGGAGTTTGGGAGGCAGGATAAGCCGGTAATACTCAAACGTGGTATGGCTACCACGATTGAGGAATTAATCATGTCGGCCGATTTTATCATTTCCGAGGGGAATCCGAATGTTATGCTTTGCGAGCGTGGAATTAGGACATTTGAAACATATACAAGATACACGTTCGACGTGAGCTGCATTCCTGCAGTTCACGATCTTTGTCAGCTCCCAATCATTGCGGATCCCTCGCACGGAACCGGAAGAGTTGAATTAGTGATTCCGGTTACCCTGGCAGCCGTAGCAGCAGGAGCCGACGGGATTATGATAGAAGTACACGACACCCCATCAAAGGCAATGACCGACGGGCAGCAGAGTTTGAACTTTGGAGAATTTTCCAGGCTGATGGAGCAGGTGAAAATATTGGAGGCGTTGAATGCCAAATAAACTTGTTACTATTGGGAAGCGGCCAGTTTGGAGGCGACCACCAAAAGACCAGCGACCCTCGCAAAAGGTGACCTATGATTTTGGCCGATATGCTGAATCTGAGTTCCTGAAAGCTCTCTCCGGAAAGAAGGTTATTATTGTTGGACCTGCAGCGTATATGTTAGGATCCCAAAACGGGAAGTTCATAAACAGCTTTGATTTTATCGTAAGGGTTAATCATGCAATTCCTATTGAACACCCGGAAGACTATGGAGATAGAACCGACATACTCTATCACATTCTATCCAGGAGAAATTTGAAGAGCTCAGAAAAGAAGTTGATCGGGAAAGAGGAAATTGCACTCTGGAAACGTTCCGGGCTCAAATGGTTAGTTTCCCGGCATGATATTATTTCCCGGAGGATCCGGGAGATGGGACCACGGCTTAACGGCGCGTTTCCTTGGGTTTGTATTCGGGCTAAGTTTTACACCAAAATTCGGCAGGCAGTCAGACGTAGCCCGAACACCGGAGTCGTTGCAATCTCTCATTTGCTAACCAGCCCACTCAAGGAGCTGCACATTTGCGGCTTTGATTTCTACCGCTCCGGAGTATATGCGGGATATGGGGACTTCCGGCCAGGAGAGGAAGCAGGCAGCGTGAACGGGAACTGGCACGAAACCGAGAGTCAGGTTGATTATTTGCGAAAGTTAGTAACCAGGGACATCCGGCTTAAGCCTGATGAAACCTTATCCAAAATATTACAAGGTGAACCAATATCAGAGATTTAGGCCATGTTTTAATGAAAAATTATACAACTATGCAAACCGGAGGGATGGCCAGGGTTATAGTTGTTGAAGCAAAAGAAGATCTGCAGGAGTTGTTAAAATGGTACTATCGAAGGATATTCATTCTTGGAGCAGGCTCCAATATAATCGCTCGCGACCAGGGTATAAAAGGCGTTGTGCTGAAAAACGAGATCAAACAAATCCGGGTAGAAGGGAACCGGATCATTGCGGGCTCAGGTGTTACCATGCCAGAGCTCTCCCGGTTCGCACTCAAAAACGAACTAACCGGATTGGAATTTTTGGAAGGGATCCCTGGAACCGTCGGCGGTGGCGTATACATGAACGCTGGTTTCATTCACAGCATCGGATCGGTTCTTTCATCAGTAACCGCTATCAGCTATGAAAATACAGATTTTGAGACTTCCCATTATTACAAAGAGGAATGTAAATTTGCTTTTAGAAAGAGCATATTCCAGACCATGAAATGTTTCATAACTGAGGCAGAGTTTGAATTGGAAAAAGCGGATCCGGAAGCTATCGCGGCCACCATGAAAAAGAACCACGAACTCAGAGCTATCCGACAGCCGCTCGAATATCCCAGCGCAGGTTCAATTTTCAAGCCAGACAAAAAGATAAAAAACTATTTTGGATTTGCGATCAATAGAATCAAGTTTGTCTCTCCCGGATTTATCATCAATCTTGGCGGCGCTTCGAGTTATGATGTTATCATCATGATCCGGAAGATCCAGAAGGAAATCGGGGCTATCCTGGAGGTTGAAATAATATGAATCTGTATACTCATTATTTTAAGAATTCAAAGTTTACCAATTTCGGCGATGAGTTAGTAATCCCGATCCTGGAATTCCTAAACCCTGGAGCAGAGGTAGAGCACGTGGACCGGAACCACGAAGGGAAGATCCTTTGTATCGGCAGCGGGAGAGATACCAGGGAACCGGTTAAACTGGCATTTACTCATTCAAGCAACATCGCCAAAGCGACCCGGGAACAATTCTGGTTACCGGCTCCCGTACACGATAGAGAAGGGCTACTATTTGCCTGGAGGAACCAATGAATTTAAGTATTATAATGGCATATAAGCCCGACGGCGGGATTCGCGACAAGCAATGCGCCTGGACTGCAGCACGATACAAAGCTATGTTTCCCACCGCTGAAATCATCATATCCAAGGATCCCAGCAAAAAGCCGGGATGGGATACCTTCTGTAAATCAAAATATATCAATCGTGGGGTGGAGAAAGCAAAGAATGACATCGTTTTAATTACAGATATTGACGTTGTGTTCATAAAAAATGCGATCCTAAAAGGAATTGAACAGCTCAAAAATCATTGTGCTGTTCTTCCTTTTTCCGTGATATATTACCTCAACCGACAAACCACCGAAATGATCTTGAAAGCTCCGGTTGGTTGGCAAATGCCAAAGATCCGGTTTGAGCAACAAAAGAAGCGGGTACGGATTGGATTGAAACCGAACGGAATGCACCTTCTCACAAAGGCAGCCTGGAGGAAAAGCGGCGGATATGATGAGAGATACACCGGATGGGGATCCGAGGATTCCGCCTTTTTATGGTCGCTGGTTACGATGAACAACAAAGAGATTCACCGAATGGATGTAGCGTGTTATCATCTTTGGCACCCGTTGGATAAAACCAGGCACCGAAAACGGGATGAGAGAGTAAGCCATTTGACACAGAAATACTTGGCCGCTAAATTTGACCCGGTATCAATGGCCAGGATCCTGAAAGAAAAAGGTAGGAGAAAATGACGACATTAGTTATAATTCCAGCACGGATGGCAAGCCACCGGTTTCCAGGGAAACCCTTGGTAAAAATAGCAGGCAGAGAAATGATTCTCCGGGTTTGCGATCAGCTCCCATCGTTCGATAAAATTGTAGCAACTCCCGACCAGGCAATCTATGATTGTGTTGTTGCTGCAGGCTACAGCGCCTTTCTCACACAAACGGACTGCAGGACCGGAACGGATCGCCTGGTAGAAGTTGCGGGAAAAATACCTGCAGATGTATATATAAACGTTCAAGGGGATGAACCGCTAATCGAGGAAGTTGATCTATTAGCTATTGACATTGCAAAAAAAGAGGATAATAATTATATAATTGGAACCGTTAGCAGGATGGACAACAACATCAACGATGTAAAATGCATTCTGGACGGAGATAATTTAACAGGAATAAGTCGTATAGTTTACCGGCAGCGTGGAATTTATGCTTTGAATGGAGAGGATTTAAGACTCTTCGGGCAGGCAGAAAGAACAGAAAATGAGGCTATAGAAATTACGCGATTTATGCACATTGGACTACCAATAAAAATGGTAGTGATTAATGACACTCCGGATGTTAATGTTCCGGAAGATGTTAAAAAAATTGAAGGAAGGTTAAAATGCCAGGAGAACCAGCAGCAGTAATTCCGGGAACACTACCTATAGTGAAATCGGGGGAACCAGAACCAAAACCAGCAGAAAGTATTACAATGACACCAGCCGAACTTGAAGCCAGGCTATTGAGCGAAAGCGATAAACGGGTAAATCAAGCGTTGGCAACCAGTAAAGTTAAATGGGAAGCAGATCATGCAGCATTATTAGTAACTGAGAGAGCAGAGGCAAAAAGGCTTGCTCTTATGTCAGTTACCGAACGGGAAAAAGAACTTGAGAAGCAACGAGTCAGTCAATTGGACGACCGAGAAAACAAGCTCAACCGGCGGGATATCCAGATAACGGCAATTAATAAATTGGATGCTGAATCTTTACCCGTCAGCTTTGCCGAAATGTTAATTGGTAGTACAGAAGCAGAAACTTTAGTGAATGTTGATACATTCAAAAAATCTTGGCAAACAGCAATCGACGCCGAGGTCACCAAACGGTTGAAGGGTAAGACTCCCTTAACCGGAAATCTTCCCGGAGGTGGGGTAGATATGAACGCGCTAATTAGAGGCGCGGGGAGAAAATAATGAGTATTATAGCAGATGGCGGATATGGAGCCGATATAAAAGGGACAACTGAATACGACGCTTGGCCGTTGATCCCACAGACCGAAACAGCTTCGATAACTTCGGGCATTACTGAGAAATCAGCAGCACTCGCACAGCTTACCAGATTACCGGATATGAGCAGCAGAACGCACAAAATGCCGGTTCTCGGAACTCTCGGTAATGCAGATTTCACCGGGGACGTTGTAACCGATAATTTGGTTATTGGCGCCGACCAGCAAATCGACGATGCCAGAATCTTGGCTCTCATGGGGACACCCTACGGATCAGGCGATCCGGGATCCGTTCCGAATGAGGATTTTCCAGGGCTGAAAAAGACCCATCAATTTGCATGGGAAAACGTGTTCATTGTTGCGGAACCAATCGCGATAATCCTCCCGGTACCGGAAGCAGTCTTGGATGATTCTTCCTATGATATGTGGGCTGAAATGCGGCCTCGTATTGTGGAAGCATTTGGAAAGCGTATTGATGAGGCGATAATTTGGGGACACAGAAGACCAACCACTTGGCCTACTGGAATCGTTCCGACCGCTATTAATCGCGGCCAGGTAGTTGCAGAGGGAGCTGGGGTTGATTTAGCTGCAGACTTTTCAGAGCTCATGGCAGTTCTGGAAGAGCAGGCTTACGATCCATCAGGGTTTATGTGTGCACCGTCAATCAAGGCCGACCTCCGAAACCTGAGAGACGACAACAACAATCCTATTTTTGTCCGGAGCCTTACCGAAGGATCCCAAGATTCTGTTTGGGGACTTCCCACGACTTACGTGAAAAACAACAGTTTTAACACAACTGCAGCACGGGGAATTTGTGGAGCAATGAGCGAGGCAAAATACGCGATCAGAAGCGATATTTCCTTTAAGATGTTTAAAGAAGGTGTAATCACCGACGACGACGGAAAGGTTATCATTAACCTGATGCAGCAAGACAGCGTAGCAATGCGGTTTGTCATGCGCCTTGGATGGGCAGTACCGAACCCAATTCACCAGCTCAGACCAGACAGGGGCGGATATCCCTTCTCAGTTTTAACCGCGTAATTATACTATTATGGGTAAGCTCAATATTAAACTTCTTGTGACCGATTGCGACGGGGTACTAACCGACGGTAAACTACCCCGTAGATTTTCCATTCTTGATGGCCGCTTGCCGGTAAACTATCCAATGGTGATATTTACCAGCGCAGTACAAATAATTGATACAGCGGAGCGAGCCAAAAGTTTGGGAATCGAATTGATCCGAACAGCGGAGACACCGGGTATTAGTAAGTTGGCATCACTTAATTACCTTTGCAAGAAATTATCCATATCCATAAAAAACGTCGCTTATATTGGGGACGATATAGACGATCTTTCCTGCTTGATTAAAGCGGGATTTTCCATGGCACCAAAAGACGCTCAGAGAGCAGCCAAACAATCAGCAAATAAAGTATTGAAAACCAGAGGCGGCGACGGAGTGTTACGGGAAGCCATTAGAATCATTGACAAAAGGAGTCGCTAAAATGATGAACATTATTATGTTAAAGCCTACACAATTCAGGACCAGATTTTATTCAAGAGGAAATCCTTATCCGGTAACGGACGAAGTAGGAACCCGATGGATTAAAAAGAAATTAGCGGTTTTGGATACCAGGCCGGAAATGCTGGATGAACCAGAAAAACCAGTTTCGGAAGATCTTGAAAGTTTCACAGAACCAGGAAAACCCCTGGCAGATGAGCTCGACATTGAACCGGATGATACTCCAGAGAACAACGGGGATCCGAACATAAAAGAACTTAAATTGATGGCGAAGTCTGCAGGCGTTAAAGGATATTCCAGGATGAGCAAAGAACAGCTCTTGGGGGAATTAAATGGCGATAACAACGTTAGCTAATGTAAAGACCTATTTGGGACTAACCACTACGGCAAAGGACGCGCTTATAACGATGCTGATTCCGATTGTTGAATCCAATTATTTGGGGATCCGGAACAAAGCATTTGACACGGACGCGACCACCGGAGCCATAGTTTACCCGAACGGCTCAGAGCTTACAGCAATTCAAATGGTAGCCTATCTTCTTTTTGATAGCAGCAAATCAGGAGTTGCCGGAGCAGTAAAAGCCGAATCGTTGAGCCGCTACAGTATTACCTATGCAGAGCTGAAAGAAGGTTATCCTGGAGATTTGATTTCAAAGATTCAAAGATATGATACGTTGGTAATGTTATGATAGAGGATTTCTATACCCAATACGGGGAGATACAACGGATCAGGCAAACAGTAGACGGAGCAGGCGGAGTAACTCCGGAATGGTTAACTATCATGACCAGTAAGGGAGTATTGGACGGCATTTCCGGATCGACCGGGATGTACTCTGAAAAGATGAATGCGGATTCAACTCATGTTTGGATTTGCGGGATTTTTGAATTAACAATGCCGGATGTTGATGAACAGGTTTCTTGGTTTGGGGCTCCATTTATGGTCGCTCCCAATGGAGGGATCCCGACAGATATAGACGAAGGTGATCGGATGATGATTAACGAAGTTCCGTATCGAATTACCTGGTTAGATAATCCAATGAATTATAGTAGGCACCTGGAGATTGAACTAAAACGGTGGGAGAATGATGGCTAAATATATATCGAATGCATTGAAAGTAAAGCGCGAACTCTTATTTAAAGAACGGAAAGCTTTGCACTCTGCAGGGCTGGTGGTGCAAAAGCACGTTACCAGGAATATAAATATGCTCGGAATCGTTGACACCGGTCGCCTAAAAGGTGATTACAAATTCAAAGTTGTAATGAAAAACTTGACCGTTTATAACGGAACCAATGTTGATTATGCAGGATACCAGGAGTTTGGAACCGGAGTTTTTGCCGAAGGTGGCATGGGACGACAAGAACCTTGGGCTTTCAAAACAGCAAACGGGGTTTGGGCTACTACAGAGGGACAGGTTGCCAGGCCACATTTGCGACCGGCATATACTCAGAACGTGGGAGAAATTCAACGGGTTATGAGTAGGGAGCTATCAGCATGACATCAATAAGAACTATGGTTTATGCAAAGGCCGCCGCTATAGCCGACCGGGTATTTTTTGTAAAAGCTCCGGAGGGAACTACATTTCCTTATGTGGTGTTCTCTTTCCCGGATGAGGGGAGGGCATATCATCAGCAAATTGAAAAGATGCTGCAGCTTAGGGTTTACGACCACGAAAAAGACGGCTACACTGTAGCCACCGAGATCGAAACGTTAACCGATGAGCTGGAAGAGGCATTTGATTATAAGACGGCAAGCCATGAGACTACAACAGCATGGTTTCGGAAGATCGGAAGAAATGAGATCCCGTTCCCAGAGGACGATGAAACTTGGGGCAGGGAATTATTGTTTGAAATGAGAAATTATAAGCTGGGGGTATAACCATGGCACTTATAGCAGGACAGGTAAATAAGATTTTATTGGATACTGGAGTCGTTTACATAAATGGAAATATGTTGGCTCCATGTGAGGGAGACAACAGCTTTGTTGTTGATGTTGAATATAGGAACATTCCCTATAATGGATCAGCGGGAAAGACAAAGGGATTAAAGAGGATACTGAGAGAGAACGCGATTTTGACCGTTCATCCGAAAGGACTAACACAAAGCATTCTCAATTATGCTCTTCCCGGCTCAGAACTGGACGGCGCTGCAATCGAAAGCGCAGGCGGCAGAAAAGTTATTCTGGATGCAAAATACATTGATGAGGTCGTTCTTGTTGGTGACCAGAAGGATGGGAACACAAAGGTAATAACGCTCTACAGGGCACTTGCCGACAATGGGTTGACTTTGACTCTGGCAGAGGATTCGGAAACGATCCTGGAGCTAGCGTTCGCGGCTCATTACGATCCTACCGACCTTGCGGATCCTATTTATACGATTGAAGATGCTGCTTACTACGGCTCTTAGAATCAGATCTTAATTAATCCCGGCGTTGGCCGGGATATTTCATAAGGAGCGAGAAATGATTAAAACCAAGCACCTATTTAAATTATCTGCAATGGTAGATAAGATGGAGCTAGATGAAGAACTGAAACTGTTACTCGGTAAAGAAAAAGCAATGAGCGATCAGGAATTAGGCCAAACGATGATTATGGCAATCGTCAAAAAAATGCACAGGGCACAAAAAGAGACTGTTGATTTATTGGCCTCTGTTACCGGAAAAACAAAAGCACAAATTGAGGATCTTCCTATAACTGATTTGATTGAGCTTTTCAAGACAATCCTATCCGAAGAAGGTGTTCTCGATTTTTTATCCAAACAGCCGGAGGGCTGAAACCAGAAGAGGTTTGGTCGTTAATTTCTCGATACGGAGCGGAGGGTTTTAATCTTCCGCTTGTCTATGGGCTTCGGTTGGCGCGGCAAGCGGCCGAAGAGCGGCTTGAGGGACGTGTCTGGCTGTATTACTGCAGCACAGTCGCCTATCAGGACAAGAAACACGCTACCAGTTACGAGGATATGATGAAAAAGTTACGCTTGCCAAAACAGTCAACAGAAGCAACCATATCAAAAGAAC